GATGATTATGAAATGCTCATGGAATATATTCTTTCTGATCTTGAAACTGTTGAGGTTGCATGACAAAAGTTCTTTTAGAACGTGAAGGGTATCGCTTTATTGAAGCAGGTATTCTTGAGATAAACGGTAAACCCGATTATCGTTTGCAAAAACAAAATGAATACACTAAACGTTGGAATGACATTTATCTTTTTGATAATTCTATGCAATGTGTTACTGCAATGGAAGATCATCAATATTGCCGATGGTTAGATCCAGATAGAGTTCCTTGTTATGTTAGAGAAGATGACATTTTGGATTGAGATCAATGTATTCAATAGTCTCGGAGTAGACTTAAAACTCTGCCCTGGTCGGGAGCAAACCCCTTATGTCTAAAACAAGCGTCCTGAGATACATCGGGAACTTTCTCCTCCTACTTGGTTATCAAATCATGTTATGGGGAGATTTTAAAAATGGTTTGATCATAAAGTTTATCGGGGGTCTACTTGGCATTCCTTTTGCTATCAAACTTAAACTTTGGGATGTGCTATTTTTGATAGCATTCTTTGGTATTACCGAGATATCAAAGTTAACCCAACTTTTCTTAAGTCCTGGAATGACTTAAAACTTATACTGGTGGAGTCAACATGACCCTATTATGAGTTTACTGCCTCTCTCAAGGGCAGTTGGTACGGATGGGACTCTCTCCCGCCTGGTTTCCAATTTCCAGTTAAAGAATTGGTGGCGAGCCTGAGTTACCAGAGGTGGGTTGCATAAACTCACCTTTTTTAGTATAATAAAATAAAATACTTTTGTCTATGAAAATAGGATTTAATTGTAGTTCATTTGATTTATTTCATGCTGGGCACGTAACAATGCTTAAAATGGAAAAAGAAATGTGTGACTATTTGAAGATAGCACTTCAGGTTGATCCAACAATAGATCGCCCAGGAATTAAAAATAAACCAACACAATCTGTTTATGAGCGTTATGTTCAACTTCAGGCTTGCAAATATGTTGATGAAATTCTTGTTTATGAAACTGAAGCAGATCTTTTAAATTTAATTAAAACTCAAACGATTCATATTAGGTTTCTGAGTGAAGAGTATAAAGACGTTGATTTTACTGGAAAGCAATATTGCATTGATAATGATATTGAATTACACTATCATCTGAGGAGGCATCAATATTCCTCAACTGAACTTAGGAATCGAGTTTATTCACTTGAGAAAGAAAAAAGAGAGCACAAAGAACTGATTGAGGCTCCTCGCCAATATTCGCCAGAAATTTTAGATAAGTATTCCCTTAAGAACGATTGATATGAGCATTTTAGTTACTGGTGGTGCTGGATTTATTGGAAGTAATTTTCTTCATCATTTAATCACAGTGACTGATGATGAAGTTGTTTGTATTGATAAACTTACTTATGCAGCAGACTGGCATTATATTCCAGACTCTGTTAAATTTTATACGATTGATATTGCTTCCAAGGATGCTTGTGATGATATTTTTTCCAGGCATAAAATTAAAACTGTTTTTCACTTTGCTGCAGAAAGTCACGTAGATAATTCCATTAAAGATTGTACTCCATTTATTCATAGTAATATTGTAGGCACGGTCAGTCTTCTTGATCTTGCGCTAAAACATGAAGTGGATAAATTTATTCACATCTCCACTGATGAGGTTTATGGATCAATTGATAGAGGATCATTTACCGAGCATACAAATTATGCACCAAGAAATCCATATTCAGCATCTAAAGCAGCAAGTGATCACTTTGTAATGGCATACCATAACACTTATGGATTGCCTGTAAATATCACTAATTGTTCTAATAACTATGGTCCAAGACAATACAAAGAAAAATTTATTCCTCAGACTATTCTGAATATCCTTGCAGATAAAAAGATTCCTGTCTATGGTGATGGTTTGCAAGTCAGAGATTGGTTATATGTTAAGGATCATTGCACTGCCTTAATTAAGGTTTGGAACAATGGTATAAATGGTGAGAAATATAATGTTGGTGGTGAGTGTGAGGTCGCAAACGTTGATCTGGTTAAAAAAATTCTTGATATTATGAATAAACCAGAGAGTATGATAGAATATGTAAAAGACCGACCAGGACACGATAGAAGATATTCCACAAGCATCTCCAAGATCCGAAACAATCTTTTCTGGACACCATCATTTTCTCTTGACTATGGATTACAAAAAACAATTGAGTGGTATGAACGCAATCGGAACTGAACTTAAGGACGCATATATCCTTACGACAAAAATATATGAAGATAATAGAGGTTCTTTTACTGAGTCATTTAATCTAAGAGAGGTGCAAAAAATTATTGGATCATATGAATTTGTTCAGGATTGTCATTCAGTGTCTGCAAAGAATGTAGTACGTGGACTTCATTATCAAGTTAATCACGCTCAGGGAAAAATTGTTCGTTGTTTGTCGGGTGAGATTTATGATGTAATTGTGGATCTTCGTCAAGGTTCAGAAACATTCGGAAAGTGGATAGGAATTCGTTTAACCCCAGGACCCATACAACTTTGGGTTCCTCCTGGTTTTGCTCATGGTTTTTCTGTTTTATCTCCCGTAGCGGAGGTTCTTTATAAAGTCACAGATTACCAATATAAAGAAGATGAAAGGACTTTATTGTGGAATGATGATAAATTAAATATCAATTGGAAAGTTGCAAATCCAATTTTGTCTGAAAAAGACAGAAAAGGAATAGTCTTCGGAGAGTGTGAAAAGTATGAGTGATATATCCGTCTTTGGATCAAGTGGGTTTGTTGGTGGAAGATTTTGTGAATTATATGGTGGAGTAAGAATTCCAAGAGAGCAAAGAAATTCAGAGACAAATAATATTCTTTATTGTATCAGCACAACAACTAATCATAATATTTACGAAGATCTACATATTGATATTAATACTAATCTCAATGTTCTGATGGAGGTTTTGGAACATTGTAAAAGTAAAGATATTGTATTTAATTTTGTTAGCTCTGGATTTGTTTATGGGTATGAGGTAATCAATGCATCTGAAGAAGATTCTTGTAATCCTAAAGGATTTTACTCAATAACAAAAAGAGCAGCGGAACAAATGTTAATTACTTTTTGTGAAACATTTGGAGTTAAATATCGTATTTTTAGATTGGCAAACATTTATGGAAATGATAAAAATAGATCGATAAAGAAAAATGTTTTGGGATATATTGTTGATAGACTTAAGTGCAATGAAGAAGTGGATCTTTATAATTTCGGTAAGTTTAAAAGAGATTTTATGTTTGTTGATGATGTATGTGGTGCAATAAATTTCTTAATGAATCGCTCAGAGGTAAATCAAATTTATAATATTGGTACTGGAGTTGTTACGGAATTTGGAACCGCCGTCGAATATTGCAAAGAAATTTTAGATAGCAAAAGTAAAATAAATTATCTTTCAAATTCCTCATTTGAGTATTATATGAATGTGAATAAACTCAAAAATCTTGGATTTAAACCAAAAGTTGACTTGCAAACAGGATTGCAATTTATCTGCAAATAATCTATACTATATACTAGGAGTGGAATGTTTTTATGTCTGAATATACAAAAACTGCACTTGTGCTTGGTGCAGGTGGTTTTATTGGTAGTCATATGGTTCGCAGATTGCGTTCTGAAGGATATTGGGTGCGTGGTGTAGATCTTAAGCGTCCAGAGTTTTCTGAAAGTGAAGCACATGAATTTGTTCAAGGAGATCTTCGTGACTTAGATTTTGTGCGTCGTGTTCTTGAGTACAAAGGTCCATATAGGAACTTTTATAATTCTGTCCCTTATCGTTACATTGAAACATTTGATGAGATTTATCAGTTTGCTGCTGATATGGGTGGAGCAGGATTTGTTTTTACTGGTGAGAATGATGCAGATATTATGCACAACTCTGTCACTATTAATCTGAATGTTCTTGAGATGCAGCGCAAGATGAATGAAGATAAAGGAGTGAACGCCACTAAAATCTTCTATTCTGGATCTGCTTGCATGTATCCAGAACATAATCAATTAGATCCTGACAATCCAGATTGTCGTGAAGAGTCTGCATATCCTGCGAATCCTGATAGCGAATATGGTTGGGAAAAACTTTTTTCGGAACGTCTTTATTTTGCCTATCATCGCAACTATAATATTCCTGTGCGTGTTGCCAGATATCATAATATCTTTGGTCCCGAAGGAACTTGGGAGGGTGGGCGTGAAAAAGCTCCTGCAGCAATTTGTCGTAAAGTTGCATATCTTCCAGAAGAAGGTGGAACAGTAGAAGTGTGGGGAGATGGAAAACAAACTCGATCTTTCCTTTACATTGATGAATGTATTGAAGCAACTCGTCGTATGATGGAATCTGATTTCATCGGTCCAGTGAATATTGGATCTGAAGAAATGGTTACAATCAATCAGTTAGTGGATACTGCTGCTAAGGTTGCTGGCAAGACTGTCACAAAGCAATATAAATTAGATGCTCCACTTGGGGTTCGTGGTCGTAATTCTAATAATGATCTGATTCGTGAAAAACTTGGTTGGGATTATTCTCAAAGTCTTGAAGAAGGAATTCGTAAGACTTATAATTGGATTGAGTCACAGATCTTAATTCAAGAGACAACTAGTAAATTATTGCAGAAAGTATGAAAGTAACTATTCTTGGATCTGGAGGTCAGATTGGGGCATATCTGACAGAGTATCTTCGTGAAAAAGGACATGAAGTTGCAGAGTTTGATGTTGTGAATGGTGAGGATCAAGACCTTACCAAGATTCCTAATACCAAATTGATGCACGATATTCGTCTTGCTGATTTTGTATTCTTTCTTGCGTTTGATGTGGGCGGTTCTAGGTATCTAAAGAAATATCAGCATACCTATGATTTCATCAATAACAACACCAGAATTATGGCAAATGTGTTTCAGTATCTTGCTGAATATCGCAAACCATTTGTTTTTGCATCTTCGCAAATGAGTAATATGAGTTACTCTCCCTATGGAGTTTTAAAACGAGTTGGTGAATTATATACTCAAACTCTGGGTGGTCTTGTTGTTAAATTTTGGAATGTTTATGGTGTAGAGAAAGATCCAGAAAAGTCACACGTTATTACTGACTTTATTCGTCGTGGATTTGAGGAAGGTGAGTTTGAGATGCTGACTGATGGCACAGAGGAGCGTCAGTTTCTTTATGCAGAAGATTGTTGTGAGGGTCTTGAGACAATTATGAATTGTTACTCTAACTTTAAATCAACAGATCCTTTGCACATCACTTCTTTCCGCAATGACTCAATTAAGTCAGTTGCTCAAATGATTCAGGGGCAGTTTAATTTGATTGGTCGCTATGATGTAAAGATCAAACCTGGAATTGCTAAAGATAGTGTTCAGATGGATAAAAGGAATGAGGCAGACACTTATATTGCTGATTGGTGGATGCCTAAAACCTCATTGGATCAAGGAATTGCTAAAGTGTTTGCCGAAATGAAAAAGGAGTATGTGTAATGCCAACTTTAACTGTAGAAAAATTAAATGATGTAATTGAAAAATTTGACTTGGACTCTGATAACTATTCTATTTTTGTGGAGACTGGAACATATGTTGGAGACACAGTAAAAAGTATCCAACCATATTTTAATGATGTTCATACTATTGAAATTTCAGATTACCTTTATAGTAGATTTTTCCAAGAACATCCCGATTATGGGAATGTTACCGTTCATCTTGGAGATAGCACTAAAGTTATTCCAAACTTGTTAAATCAATTTGATGATAAACAACAATGTGTTTTTTGGTTAGATGGGCATTTTTCTCATGGATGTACATCTAAAGGTGATAAAGATGTTCCTCTTTTGGAGGAATGTAAATATATAGATCAACTTTATAAATCCGATGAGGGGTTAATTCTTATTGATGATTATAGATTATTTGGGGTAACTGAACCAGAAGATTGGTCAGAAATTACTGTTGAGAATATAGAAAATTGTTTTATTAATTTTGAAGTGAAACAATATATTCACCCTGATGATATGTTTTGCATCTTTATTAAAAGAAAAACATCATGAGATATTCAGTTTCTCACTGGGCTGGAAGAGTCGGAAATAACATCCAACAAACAGCAAATTGCATTATGCTCGCAGAGTATCGTGAACATAGCTTTGAGCAAAGACTTGATCATGATATTATTGGTAAATTTGGTTATAACTTTGGTGAAGATGGGCAGCATGTTGATGGTAAGTTCTATAATTGGGAACCTACCGTTCACTGTGATAATGGAACACTAGAGGGTGGAAATGAAATCGGTATTAGTAAAGAACATGCTTATGCCAACATGAGAAGAGTGTGTAAAAACTTCATTTATCCCAATCTTAAAGTTCCAACACTAGATCCATTTGATGAAGATACACTTGTTGTTCATATTCGTGGTGGAGATATTATTGAGCGAGAATATGAAAAACCT